TTGAGCTGTTGCGCGGGCTTTTAATGGCAAAAAATGGTGAGTACATCACCAAACGGGACACGTTTAGAATGAAAACAACCAACTGGAACGACGCGCGAACGTTTCAGTACATCGCGGAGTCCATCGGATGTAAAACCGCGCTGCATAAACACAAGGTATACAAGTATTTTTATTTGGAGTTCAAGTGCCGTAGGCAACTGCTAAGTTTTCAGAACTCACCACCCATAAAAGTCCATGAAAATAGACGATTTATTAAACAAATTGAACAAGTACCCGGTAGAATGTGCGTTCACATTGAAACAGACTGTGAGGACGGCACGTTTTTGGTTGGGGAGGGATTTATAGCATGCCGTTAAACGCAAAACAAGAGCAAATACTCAAAAAATACGTGGAGCAAAACCAGCACTGGCCAAAACCAGAGCTTGACGCGTTACTGTGGCTTGTAAAGTACGAGCTACAGGCGCTGCCACACCAACGCCCACCTGAGGACAACGAGTACGACACTTTTTTGATGCTTGCCGGCCGGGGAGCAGGTAAAACATGGACCGCGTCTAACTGGATCGGTGAGCGCGCGTGGCGTTTTGATAAAACCCGCTGGTTAGTCACGGCACCAACGACTAACGACATCCGCGCGACATGTTTTGAGGGTGACTCCGGGCTGCTCAACATTTTGCCTAACTCAATTATTCGCGACTACAACAAATCCTTGCTGGAGATCACCTTGATCAATGGCTCACTGATCCAGGGCATCCCTGGCTCTGAGCCGGAGCGTTACAGGGGTAAGCAGTACCACGGCGCGTGGTTCGACGAGCTGTGCGCGTTTGAGTACATCGACGACGCCTACGACCAGGCGCAGTTTACGCTGCGTTTGATGGATCCACGTATTGGCCGTGTGCAGCAGATCATTACCACCACACCGAAACCACTGGAGCTTATCGTTGACCTTAACGAGGGCAAGGTAGGCGGCGACGTGTACGTGGCAAACGCAAGCTCCTACGACAACCGCGCCAACCTATCCGATACCTTCTTCAAGCAGTTAGAGTCTTACGACGGCACCAACCTGGGACGTCAGGAGATCTACGGGGAGATTCTTGACCCAGAGGAGGCGGGTATCATCAAGCGCAAGCAGTTCCGCGTTTGGCCGGCCAGTAAGCCAACCCCAACCCTGGAGTACGTGATTGCTAGCTACGACCCCGCGACGTCCGAGAAAACCGCGAACGACCCAACGGCGTGTACGGTGTGGGGCGTGTTCGAGCAACAAGACGCCGGCACCTCGATTATTTTACTGGACGCATGGGACGGGCACCTGGCGTACCCCGAGCTGCGCCGTAAGGTGATTGATGACTTCAAAGAGGTCGTGTACGGCGCGGACAATGAGTTCGGTAAGGGCCGAAAAGCCGACCTGTTGCTCATGGAAGATAAGTCCGCTGGTATATCATTGATTCAGGAATTGCAAGGCGCAGGCGTGCCCGTGCGTGGGTACAACCCCGGCCGCGCGGATAAGGTGCAGCGTCTTAACATCGTGGCGCCTATTGTGGCGAAAGGTAAGGTCTACATACCAGAGGACACCAAACGTAAAGGCGAGTTTGCGGACTGGGCAAAACGCTTTATACGGCAGGTTTGCTCGTTTCCGGAGGCTAAGGGTCACGACGACTACGTTGACTCCTTGACGCAGGCTTTACGCGTTCTCAGGGACTCCGGATGGATACAACTGGATCCGTTACCAGCACGCGATTACTCCTACGTGGACGACCGGTACTCAAAAAGATTTGTCAATCCGTACGCCGCTTAGGGCGAACAAACAAATTTTTATGTATTAATACAGATATGGACATTCTAAAATCCCCTAAGGAAATTCTTCTTGAGCATACGACGCTATCTCCTGAGATGATGCAGGCGGAAATAATCGCGCGCGGGCAGACACCGCAAAAATTAAAAACCGGTGGGCAGCCAACGACAACCATGACATTGAACATTGGTAAGAACGTCGGTAAAAACGTTAACTCATTGAGCGACGAAGAAATTATTAGAGCCCTGGAGGACCGCGGGCACAAAGTTAAAAATATTAAAACCATCCCTGCGCGGCCAAACTTACCCTATGGGCCGTTTGAGGACACCGCGGTGGTGACAACTAAAAGCAACACGAAGTACCCCAAGGAGTTCCTGGATAGTTTGTCCAACACATTAAAACAAGAGGCGATCCCTGCGCATTTGCATGAGCAAAACACAGCCATTATGGGCGGACCAAAAGCCGAGGCGTGGGGTCCGTTTGATCCAAAAAGTTTCACGCATCAAGCGCAGTCAACGCCGCAAGGAAACCCGCAACCGGGTTTCTTAAGACGCACCGCGCAACAAATCGGGCAGGCCCTAACACCAAGCTACGAGACACAGCAGTTGTTTCATAAGTACACATCAGCCCCAACAAAAACATTAAACAGAGCGTTTAATGTGTTGCCCGCGTTAGGTGTACAAAGCGATTTAGAAAGAGGTAACGACTTTAACGCGGTAATTAACGCGGCAAACTTAGGGACCGCCGCACCAAAAGTATTCCCTATACTTTCAAAATTTTCAGGACCCCTGGCGTTAGCTCAATCTCTTTTGCCGAATACTGATATCGCAAACGAGCAAGAGGAACAAGCGGCGCTGGAAAAAATACGATCAAAATACCCACAATAAACCATGGCACAACCACAAATACCAATCCAACAAGGCGGTAACTTACCTGGGCTTGACAGCGAAGAAAATATTCGCAAAGGTCAAATGCAAGAACAAGAGATCGAGGAGATTGAGGACGCGCTGGGCCTGGACCCAGACGACGCCGAAGGCGAGATTATTGAGCTGGAGGACGGCTCCGTGGTCATTAACATGGAGAACCCCAAGGGACCACAAGAGGCGCCTGAGTTTTATGAAAACCTAGCCGAGGTGTTCCCCGAGGACATCCTTGACAAGATGGCCGACGATTACTTGGAGTTCATTGAGGTCGACAAAGAGGCACGTAAGGAGCGCGATAAGCAGTACGAGGACGGGCTGCGACGCACCGGTCTTGGTAAGGACGCCCCTGGAGGGGCAACATTTGACGGCGCGTCTAAAGTCGTGCACCCGGTCATGGCCGAGGCATGCGTTGACTTCGCGGCGTCAAGCTCCAAGGAGTTGCTGCCACCCGACGGCGTGGTGAAGTCAAACATCAAGGGCGAGGCAGACCGCAAACGTGAGGAAACAGCGGACCGTAAGGTTAACTTCCTAAACTGGCAGCTCACCGAGCAGATCCCTGAGTACCGCGACGAAATGGAGCAGCTACTAACGCAGCTACCACTCGGCGGATCGCAGTACCTTAAATGGCGCTACGACTCCGAGCAAAACCGTCCGATCTGTGAGTGGATACCAATTGACAACATTTTGTTGCCGTACTCAACAACGAATTTTTACACGTCCCCGCGCGCAACAGAAATGCAGGACATTACCGAAGACATTTTTTTACAGCGCGTTGAGCAAGGCGAGTACCGCGACATTGACTCACGTTACACATCCGACGCGCCGTTAAATGACCAGACACAATCCGAAAAAGCCAACGATAAGATCGAAGGTAAGGACCTACCATCTAAGAACATTGACGGCTTACGTCGTGTGTATGAGATCACGTGCTTCATGCGCGTTGAGGAAGACGAAGAAAGCGGCGGCAAACGCGCGCCGTACATATTAACCATTGATGAAACCACTGGTAAGGTGCTTTCGTTATACAGAAACTGGGCATCTGGAGATGAAAAACTTGAGAAATTGGACTGGATCGTTGAATTTAAGTTCATACCTTGGCGCGGCGCTTATGCTATCGGTCTACCTCACCTTATTGGTGGTCTTAGTGCCGCTCTCACTGGCGCACTTCGCGCTCTCCTTGATGCTGCGCATATTAACAACAGCCAGACACTTCTTAAACTCAAAGGCGGAAGAATTAGTGGGCAAAATGATAGGATAGAACCCACCCAGGTAGTAGAAATTGAGGGATCCCCTGGCGTTGACGACGTTCGCAAGCTGGCGATGCCGATGCCGTTTAACCAGCCGTCAAGCGTGCTGTTTAATCTTTTAGGCTGGCTAACCGACGCAGCAAAAGGCGTGGTAACAACCGCTGAAGAAAAAATCAGTGAGGCCAACCAGAACATGCCGGTGGGCACAACACAGGCGCTCATTGAGCAAGGCGCAAAGGTATTCTCCAGTATCCACGCCCGCTTGCACCGCTCACAGGCTAAGTCACTCGCTATTATTTCGCGTATCAATAACTGGTACCTCAGCGAGATGGACAACCAATCCGGCGAGGAGATTGAGGTACGTGATTTCGCTTACAACAGCGACGTACGCCCAATCTCTGACCCTAACATTTTCTCTGAGACGCAGCGCCTAGCGCAGAACCAAGCGCTTCTACAGATGGCAACCAGTGCGCCTCCGGGGATGTTTGACATCCGCGCGGTGTACAAGCGTATTCTAACGCAGCTTAAGGTACCAGCCGTTGAGGAGGTGCTACCGAACCCACAAGGCGCCAAGGAGTCTAACCCGGCCCTGGAAAACGTCGCGATGACGATGGGCAGAATGGCCGCGGCTTACCCCGACCAGGACCACCTAGCGCACATTGAGATTCACTTAGAGTACGCGAAGAACCCAATGTACGGCGGCAGCCCAGTGATTGGGCCGATGTTTGCGCCTAAGGTGCTTGAGCACATTAAGCAGCACCTTATGCTGCATTACTTACAGTCCATGCGCGGCGTCGTGGCGCAGGCAAGTAACGGCAAGGACGTACTGGATCTACACAAAGAGAAAACCATTGACGGCGACTCACAACGCGCCTTGGCGATTGCCTCAAAAATTGTGGATCAGGACTCACAGCAACAGTTGCAGCCTTACATGCAGGACATCACGGCCCTGGTACAAAAAGTACAGCAGATGCAGCAAGCACAGCAGCAGCAAGCCATGAACTCAGACCCAACCGCGCAGGTATTGCTCAAGACACAAATGGCTGAGACAGACCGCAAAACGCAAGAGTTCCAAGCTAAAATGCAAGCAGATGTACAAAAAGCAACGCAGGACTACCAAATTAAGGTGGCTGAGTTACAGCAAAAAGTTGCGGAGTTACAGGCTAAGTATCAGACACAATCTAATATTGACAGCCAACGTAACGCCACAGATATCGCCATGGCAAACATCAACAACGCCGCACGTGAGCGCATTGCAATGATCAACACTGGCGCACAGATGGACCAGCAACAGATGCAGCTTGAGCATGAGCAGGACATGTCAGCGATGGAGGCAATCACCGCGGCCAGCCAGGACATTCGTCAGCATGGCTTAGCAATTGAGCAGCAGAATTTTAACCAGCAAGCAGACATGGTAAAGCAGCAGGCGCAACAAGACGCGCAGTACCAGGCGCAAGCTAATCTTGCCGCGCAGCAGCACCAGCAAGGATTACAACAGCAGCAAATGGCGCAACCACAAACACCAATACAGCCACAACCACCAACACAGGAGCAACAATAATGGAAAAAGAATTAGGATTCCGCAAGGCATATAAAATGACTGGCACACCAGGATACGCAGGCGGTCCTGACCAAGCCGTAGACAAAGGCGCGTCTGGTTCACACCGCGACGACAACTGGAAAAAAGGCGCAGCTCAAGCTAAAATGGCTAAGGGCAGCAAGGTTGGACCAGATAAGAACCTAAACGAAATCGGCGGCGGGAATTTTTATTAATTTTTTTAGGGCGGAATTCATATTTTTATTGTATTAATAAAAATATGAAAGATCTTATATCAGAATTAATAAAGCGCTTGAAAAGCGCTGATAAGGAATACGTCGAGGCGATTGCCTCAGGCGTTAACGTACACAACTTTGACACGTATCAAAGGATGTTGGGTAAACGGGAAGGTATATCTGAGGCACTCCTGATTATTGAAAATATACTCTCAGAGGACGAAGAGGCTGAATAGCCTGTAGGAGCAATGTAAATTGTTTGATATGAAAGAAAAAGACGAGCCAGACTTACGCTCGGAAGAAGAATGTTTTCCTGTAGTGGACCACGGAATTGAAGTCGCCGGTGACCGAGTACTTGTGCAGTTGCGCAGGGAAAAGACAACCAGTAAAGGCGGCATTATTTTAGTGGACGAAACGCGACAAACGATTAAGTACAACGAAACCGTTGCTAAGGTCATTCAAATTGGCCCCCTGGCGTACAGATCACCCGATGACTTAACACCTTGGCCTGAAGGCCCCTGGTGCAAGGAAGGTGACCTAGTACGAACCATTAAGTATGGCGGTGACCGTTGTGTGATTGACGCTGGAGATGAAGGCGCACCCGTGGTGTTTATTACACTTCAGGCGCGAGAAATTATATCCCGCATTAAGAGTTTCGCGCACGCACAGAAAATGAAAGCATTTGTAGATTAAATTTTGAAAGAAAATGATGAGTGAAAATGAAAAAGATGTTCCGATTAAGGAACGCGAGGACGGAAGCGTACTTGCAAAAATAGAAGAGAATATAGATCACTTCGAAGACGAAAAAGAGCAAGATGATCATGACGAACACGAAGACGACGCAGATGAAGGCGACGTTGAGGCGTCAGGTGATGAGCCAGAGGAACACGAAGAAGACGAACGCGAAAAAATACGCGAGGCACGACGCGAAGAGCGCCGACTAAAGAAGGAATTATCAAAGCAACGCGAGGCATCTGCTAAACACAAGATTAGCGCGCTTGAAAGACGTAACGAGGAGCTAGCAAGAAGACTAGCAGCCGTTGAAAACGCAGCGGCGTCTTATCAGTTTGCCCAGCTTGACAAGGCCTTAGAGGATGAAGCAACGCGCGTTGAATACGCAAAGATGAAAATGGTTGAAGCGGCGCAATCCGGCGACGTAGCAGCCCAAATGGAGTTCCTGGAGAACTTAACTGAGTCCAAGCAACGACTACAGCAGCTCCAGCATTACAAAAAAGAACAAATTGCGGCGGCTAAGGAGCCAAAGCAAAATGTACCAAACCCATCTGCCGAGGAAGTGCAACATAACGCCACGCAGTGGTTGAAGAAAAACAACTGGTTTGACCCACAAGCCAGGGATACCGACAGTAGAATAGCTAAAGTTGTTGACCAAGAGCTAGCATCAGAAGGATGGGATCCAGCGGATCCTGAGTACTGGAGCGAGCTTGACAGTCGTCTCTCAAGTCGTCTACCACACCGCTACTCTGTGAAGGGTGGCGCAAAACGAACCAACCCAACGTCGTCTTCGCGTGCTGCGGAGACAACCGCGCGACCTGGAACCATCACATTAAGCCGTGACCGGGTGCAAGCAATTAAAGACGCGGGCGCATGGGACAACGTGGAGAAGAGAAACAAAATGATTCGCGCATACGCGAGATTTGATAGAGAGAACAGAGGATAAACAACATGGCAAATACAAGAATAGCAAGAGATTTAGATGACCGCTTAGCGGATCGTGCGCAAGAAGTTAAAGAAAGGGCTTTGACAGAAGACCCTGAGACAAAGTTGCACCGGGAACGGTTGGATGCGTTCCGTGATAAATGGCAGAATAGTGCACTGCCGGACATTCCAAAAAGTTTAATCCCTGGAATGCATTTGTGCTGGTTATCCACCACAAATAATTATGACAGTATCGACAAACGTATGGCATTGGGCTATGAACCAGTTAAAGCCTCGGAATTAGGTAAAGGCTTTGAGGGACTAGGTAAGATGAGTTCAGGCAAGTTTGAAGGCTGTGTTAGTTGTAACGAGATGATTCTTTTTAAATTACCAGAAGACGTCTACCAAGAAGTTATGAAAATGCTTCACCTTGAGGATCCCCTTGAGCACCAACGCAACATTACCTCACAGGTACGTAGCACGGCGCAAGAAGGAAAAGGCGGCAGATCAATTCTTGAAGGCGGAATCTTGGAAATGGAAAAACAATCAAACAAAGCAAATAGTAATATTCGCTTTCAATAACATTCTTCAATTTAAACAAAGGAAAATATAGACTATGTCTACAGTATACCAACCCTTTGGTCTGAAGCCTGCGTTCCACCCAAGTGGTTTGGATCGTGCGGTACCATTTGTCGGTACTAACACATTCCAGCCTGCCACTGCGTATAGCGCACCATACTCTTTGAGTTCTGGACAAGCATTCTACCAGTACCAACCAGTAGGTTTAACATCTTCAGGTCAATTAACTATCGCAGCAACTGCAGCCGCAACATCACCTGTTTACGGTGTATTTGATGGTGTAGAGTTTACAGACTCCCAAGGCCGTCGTTCAGTAGCTAAGTGGGCATCAAAAACCACTTTAGATGCTTCAACACAAATCGTTTTCTGGATTTTCCAGGATCCTAACATTGTGTACGAAGCTCAAATCAATGGTTCTGCAACTTCTGCGGCTATTGGCGCTGAGTACGACTTCGACGCAACGAATACCCCAGCTGTTGGTTATTCTATCGGTAACGGCGGAGCTGGCTTTAGCCAAGCAGCTTTAGCAGCTACTAAGAATACTTCTGGCACACAAGGTCAAGTACGCGTAGTAGGCTTAGGACGTGAAGTTGCGTATCCAGCTGGTTCAACAAACCAGTGGGGCGACGCTTACACGATCGTTCAAGTTATCATAGCGAACAACACTTTTGTTGCTCCTAAGGTATCGGTTTAATTAACAACGAAAGGAACTAACACATGGCAACCCCAATGCGTAGTACAGACTTTCGTGCGGTAGTCGAGCCGATTATCAACGAAGTCTTTGATGGCGTTTATGAGCAACGCGACGATGAGTGGAAAGGATTTGTAGAGCAGATCCAAGGTATTCCACGTAACTATCACGAAGAAGTAATGTTATACGGTATGAATGCCGCTCCTGCAATGCCTGACGGAACTCCTGTCAGCTATGACCAGGGTGGTACATTATACATCACACGTTTCATCTATCAAATCTATGGTTTAGCATACGCTTTAACTAAAGTATTGATGGAAGACGGTGATCATATCCGTATCGGCAGCACTTTTGCTAAGCACTTAGCTCAATCTATGATTGAAACTAAGGAAACTTTATGTGCTAACTTGTTAAACTTCGCTTTCACAGCAGGATATGTTGGTGGCGACGGCGTAACATTGATTAACACAGCTCACCCAATCGCTAACGGCGGATCATACTCTAACCAGTTATCTACAGCTGCTTCTTTGAGCCAAACTTCTGTTGAACAGATGTTGATTCAAATTCGTTCTGCTGTTGACAACAACGGTAAGCGTATTCGTTTGAAGGCAGAGCAGTTAGTTGTTCCTCCAGCACTCGAGTTCCAGGCAGAGGTAATCCTCAAGTCTGTTCTCCGTTCTGGTACAGCTGATAACGACTTAAACCCAATCAAGTCAACTGGTATGTTACCAAAAGGCGCACACGTTGTAACTCGTTTGAGTTCTTCTAAAGCCTGGTGGATCCAGACTGACGCAGAAAACGGTTTAATGCTCGTTATGCGCCGTCCAATGGAGAAATCGATGGAGGGAGACTTTGAGACTGACTCTATGCGCTATAAGGCAACAGAACGTTATGCTACAGGATGGCATGATGCTCGTAACATTTATGGTACAGCAGGTCTCTAATCAGCTTTAAAAAAGTTGTAAAAACCCAAAAAACCCGGCCCAAAAAGCTGGGTTTTTTGTATTAATATGTGTATGACTAGAAACTTAGAAAACGCAAAAAAATTACGTAAAGAATGGTACGAGCGAAACAAAGAGCTTACCAAGGAACGCGCGCGTCAATGGGCTTTAGCTAATCCGGAAAAGCGTTATGCAATACATAGAAAAAATCGAGAAAAAGATTTAGAAAATCATAATGCTCGAAATCGGGAATGGAATAAAAACAACAAACCAATTAAAGCTGCTTTAGAAAGCAAACGCCGCGCCTCACAATTACAACGCACTCCTATATGGGATCAAGACGCGCACCTTATTGCAGCAAAATATCAAGTCGCCGCCATGTTAACACGTGAAACCGGCAAACCACATCATGTAGACCACATTATTCCTTTACAGGGCAAAAATGTTTCTGGGTTACATGTATTTTCAAATCTTAGAGTAATCCCCGGCGAAGAAAACGTCAAAAAATCTAATAAATACGCTATCTAGGGCGTCAAATTCATTTTTTTTGTATTAATAGTTATAGGAAGATTAATCCCATTCTGACCGCCGACACTTCCCGGTGAGACGACTTAGAGACAGCTTGGGATACCCACTAAGATAAGG